GTAGACGGTGAGCCTAAAAAAACGGTGTCCGTTTTATCCTTTTTGAGTATATTGCATCTGCGACAGGCAGCCACAAGATTATCCAACGTATCCTCACCACCCTTTGACTTGGGATATACATGATCAACCTCATTAGCCACATCACCGCAGTAAGCGCAAGTGTAAGCATCACGCTGTAACACTTTAAGCCTAATCTTTTTCCAACCAGCAGTAGCACGATACGGCTTAATTGTCATCATCATCTACACAGTAAACACATACATTGTCATTAGTCATTATGTTATCCCAGCTTATCTCAACCTCATCAACAGGAACTAAACATCTACTACATATAGTTAGTGCCATCCTTTATTCTCCCAATGCTCTAATGCTGCACATGCACATCCATCATATCTATGCTTGATATAACGTAAGTGTGCATCTATCTGTCTATATGGGTTAAGTGTGCCATACCACCTACTACGCATCTGGCCTAAGCCATAATGCGATCCGTTTTTAGCTTTGTAATTCCATCGACTCTCATGGTGTATTAGCTCGTTATAGCATTGCATTTGTTCCCAAGTTAGTTTGTTATACGCATATAACTTTATATTCATAATGTTGAGTGGCTTTTGGGAATATGCTTTTACCGGTGCAGCGAAGCTAACTGTCATTAGCACCGCTAAAATGACAATAGAGCGGCCTAATGCTCGACCGCGTAGTGCGCTGCCTCTCAGGCGCGCAAGCGTTCTGAGCATACCAGACGTGTCAATAGGTTTAACAAAAGGCCTGGTCAGACGGCGTGTCGCGTTATGAAATGTCGCCCCGGTGTCAGCTTTCATTTTTTATCACCGCCCCATCCTTTGCCCTTGAAGTGTATTGGTACAGCACTAAATAGCCGCCACATAGCTGCCCCGCAGTCCGCACATGGCACGTCTATTGTTCTGTTGTAGTCTGCTCTGATTTCGTGGATCTTGTCGCACTCGACACATTTGAAATCGTAGGTTGGCATGCTTCGCACCTCTCTCTCATCCCATAGATCCATAAGCCACAGCCGTAGCATCTATGGAGTAAATACGGCTCAGTAGCCACTAGCTTTTAGTAGATAGACAAGGTCGGACAAAGTGAGAACAGCAACGAATTGCTCAACGGATTTCTCACCTTGCCCATTAAGACGTAGAACACCTACGCCCATCCCTGTGGCTTTACGTTCATTGAGCTGTCGCATAAGGCCAGCTAGGTCTAGCCCTGTGCGCGCTTTTATCTCAATGTCTAGCCCTTTAATACCGGTTATGTCAGACCCCTCGCGACCAGCACCAACCGGCAAAGCATGTTCCCAACCTTCACGCTGTAAGTATTCTGCGACTATGCGCTGAGTTGCATAGCCTCTGTGTTTTCTACTCTGATTGCTCATCGCTCATCTGCTCACATTGAAGGCAATAGTCCTCAGCTAGTAAAGCCATTTGTTTACACCCTATGCAAAAGTCGCTTCTCATCCTGCTATCTCGCTCTCATCCTCTGGTCTAAATGACCAGCGACCACTCGGATCTAATACCATCCAAATAGCCTTGCAATGCTCTGTCTTACGCTTATAAGGCAGATTACACATCCAGCCTTTGTATGCGCCTTTAGCACCTGTACCTTCACGGCAGACACGCTGACCATGCTTGCACATTGGCACAGGCTGTGCGCCTAGCTCTGTGGTTAGCAAATCGACAGCGTTTTCAAATGCCGGTACTACATCGGCAGGCGGTTCAATGGTTGTATCCCAGACGATTTCCGCTGCACTATTTGTAGTTTCAAGGAAATCTTTTTGCTCTTTTGTGCGTACACGTATTGGCGCAGGTGATTGCTTAGCTTCGTTAACCTTAGCCATTTCCAGGCTGCTCGCTCGCTTTCCCTTAGCTGATAAGCCCAGATTTGCCAAGCACCTGCCAATAGCACTAGTTTCGCAATTCTCAAACCAAAAATCGCGATCAACACCACGATCTTTGCGAGCCCCACGCGCATAGCCAGTAGCGGAAGGTTGAGCATCAACATGGGTACGATAAGCGATTGCCTTAAATACAACGACACCCTTTTCCTCATCATTTAACACCTGTTCTGTAAGTATTGCCCCGTCTGGATATTCCTCATAAAACTTATGGATGCGACTGTCAACATCCTCATAATTCTCCAAGTTGAACATCTAGTGTTTGTTTCCCTTCTCTGTAATCGAGCTGCTCTTTGAAAGTCCAGATTGATCCATCTGTCCAAGTCTGCGCCTCTTTAGCACAAGTAAAACAGTAATGCCTTTCAATGACTTTTCCGTGGATAAATGACGTAATAGACCAGACCGCTTGCGCCTGCCCATTAACATGGTTTACGCCCCATCTGGCTTTGCAGTATGAACACCAATCGCCCCTTTTACTCGGAGTAATCTTTGCCATAATCAGCCCAGTCCGTTCCGATCGCCATTTCACCGGCAAGTGCGGCGTAACTGACGAGATCCACAAAACTATCCCGCTTTGGAGTTTCAACGAGCCGTGAGATTTTGACCAACGCCATGCAGATGCACACATCCAGCGGGTCAACTTCCCGCCCAAAATAGCTAGACCATAGCTCAGAGATTCGCTTGATATTGATTGCCGGGTGGCCGTACTCAAGTCCTCTATCGCCGATTGTGTCAGCTGCTTCATTTAGTATTACCTTTGCTGAAAACGCCTTTTGCCCTGTTCCATCCATGCGCGTAGCCCCTTCGATAGTAGTTTTCTTTTACCTTTTGAACATAGCTGTAAAGCCCTGAAACTAACATGAGTAGGCCAAAGCAGACATAGACAATCTGCTCCGGTGTTAGGTTGTGTTTCATAGTGCCCCTTTCGTTATTTCAAAAGGTACGGCATTTGACAGACAGGCTGTTAATTAGATATGGGCGTGTCGTATAACGTTTTGATAACGGCCTAGCCGTATCGCTTGCCCTCTACGATAAATGATCCATCACGCTCTATGGGTATCGCTACTGGCTGCACACGCTTTTTGTCAATATAGATGATGCCAAAGCCTTGCTGCCAGTTGGCCGTGCCACGTGTATATCCAGCCTTAGACAAGTCCATTAAATGACCAACCTCAAAGCCTGTCAGAGTACCTGTTAAAACGCCTCCAGAGGCCGTTGAGAAGCTCGATAACCCCTGCCTATGGGTATGACCACACACTATGCTCTTTCCATGCCTCTTAGCGGCTTCTAGGGCTGTTAAACCCCCATGTGGCTTGGTGGCTTGCTCGTCACCATGCACCATCACCCAGTTCTCATGGAATTGGTAGGGCTTGCGGTGGAACTTAATGCCTAAGGCATCAAAAGCCATAAAGTTCTCGTATTCGAGTTCAGGTAATCCGATAAGGCCGGGAAGCCTTTTGCTTAGTGAGTTGTAGAGTCTGTCGGTGTGGTTTGATCTAACGATATGGGTAACACCCAATTCGTATAAAACGTGCTGAGCTGTGTCACGGTCGCGGCCAATGGTTCCAGACCACTCATCTCTACCGGATGACCATCTGCTAATTGTTTGAAAGTCGATTTCATCGCCCACACATAGAACGTCATCAGGCTTGTATTTGCGTATAAATTGGGAGATGTTTCTAACGGCTTTTGTGTCATGAAAGGGTACTTGTAAGTCAGATATAACGACTAATCGCTTAATCCTCGTCATCCTCATCCTCGAAGGGCGAGTGATCGGGATTGGTGACCGACCAATCGGGCAAGGCGGGTCTATGGAACGTGCTAGTCACGTAATCCATACCTTGCTCATGTGTGAAGCCATGACGTAATAAGGCTAGATATGCTTCATGCACCTCAATAGCCCACACGTCAAGCGGTGTTAATGGCTCGCGCTTATCTCGTTTAGCCTTAGCCGCTTTAGCGCGGCGTAGGTTAGCGAGTTCTCTTTTTGATAGTTTTTTTGCGCTCATGTGTCAATAACTCCATCACCATAGATTCGAGCTTGTCGATACGTGAAACAATATCGGAAGCTTTGAGCATGGCGGGTACTTCATGGCGAATAATGTACCGCAATCCACCGATAAGAATGGCAGCTATGGAAAGACACGCCAGAACAAAAGCTGCCCACTCAGCAGGTGTCATCGTCTACCAAACGCTGTGTCGTTAGGATTTAGCCAGCGGATTATTACAGGTGCAACGGCAGCAATGCTGCTCGTTAGGATTGTTTTCCAATCCAATCCCACCGCTAAATAGGTCGCTAGGGCTGCTGCTAGAAAGCTTCTTGCCCAGGATGCGGCTGCGCTTTTTAGGTTTTCCATTTATAGGCTCTCCTGTTAGTAGAGGTATCCGGAACATACTCCGGTCATGATCGCCCAATTTTGTAAAGCTAATATGTATATGTCCACGGTGCGGATTGCTACCGGTGTAGGCGCGCCACTTATAGTTTTTGCGCCAGCTAGCAATTTTTCCGTCAAAGATTATGTAAGATATTCGCTTATCAGATCTGGCAAGTAATCGAAGCTGATCAGCAAGGTCGTGCGCTTCATGTTTGCTTGATCCAAGATCAGCGTTACAGTCGTAGGCACGTACAATGCCCGTATCAGGGCAAGGGTTATGATCAGAAACTCGGGCGGCATGTCGAGCATCGCCGAGCCAACCTTCCGGCGCATTTCGATTTCTATCGGGAAACGCATCATCAATTTGCTCGCGAAGCTGTTGCCCTGCTTTGCACAGCTTAGCCAAGTAACACCGTTGCTTCCTCAGCCGTCAAACCTAATTTATCCAAAATGGCTTGCCTGGCTCTTTCTTTTTCCTCTTTAGCTTTTATTGCTTCCGCTAATAATTTTTGTTCTTGTTCATGAGCTGCAATTTCCTCAGCCGTTAATTCGCGCTCAATGATTGTTTCTTTTCCGGTATTAACATCAAAGATTTTTTCAGTAGTTTTCATATTATCCTCACGCGCTTGTATAAACGTAGACGGTTCCAGAATCTAAATTACCAGTCGAACTAAAAATACTAACAGACGAAACGGTTGCTGATAAATTGACGTAACCCTGAGTAGAATAAAAATACATTGAATTAGAACTTGCGGCTTCTGCACCACCAACAGCGATAAATTGTTTTACTCCGGAACTATTGCAGCCTGTAAAAGTTGCAGAACCTCTAACTACGGATGATGCGCTATTAGACATGGTACCAATTCTTATCGAGGTATCATTTTGTGATACTGTTTCAAAATTGCTTGCCGCATACGTAGAACCAGCTATGATGCTTTGCCCCCAACGATAATAAATGGTTCCTGTTTGCGTATTTAATCTTATACCGATATTTGATTGCACATTAGCTGACGATGCAGAATCAACAATCACCATAATTTTGTCAGCACCAGAAATGCCAGAAACCGTTACAGTTTGCGCACCAGTTAATGCGGTTCCACCTGCATTAACTAAAGTCCAGTTTGCGCCACCGGCCGCAGCCGCCCACTTAACCTTATATGGTGAAACTGTCGTGTCAGCAGTTAAAACCTGACCAGTTGTTCCGATAGGCAAGTTATCGTAAGTAGCGTTTCCAGTACCAACGACAATATCGCCAGCAGCGGTTATGGTCGTTGCCATGTCGTTAGTGATAGTCACCGTGCCGCTAGTGCCACCGCCGGTGATACCTGTTCCAGCTGTAACACCTGTAATGTCACCGGATGATCCAATAGATACCCATGAGCTACCGTCATAAACCTCAACAGCATTAGTATCGATTAAATAGCTCAACATACCTTCAGCTAATACACCGGATAGCGCAGTAGTACGTGCAGCTGTGTTAGCAAAACGCATAACGGTCTGCTGCATTAAATACTCATCCACCTGCGCGGCGGTTAAAATATCACCCGCGGTGAAATCCTTAAATCCTGCACCTGCCATTAGTTACTCCTTAGTAGCCTAGTACGCTGGTATCTAGTATACCAAGCGTAGTCGAGTTTAAGACAAAACCTGTGATAAGACTTTCGCCGGTGAAAACCGTGGTAGTCATGCGGCGATTAGTAAAGTCATGGTTCAAACCCTGAACTAAAAGGGTCTGCTGGATATTTGTGCTACCCGGCATTGATTTTTTAACAGTTACGCAATCTAGCAATTCCATAGCTAAACCAGCCGTGCAGCGAGTTATATCGTTTCCATCCTCTAAATTAAGCTGGATGCTATCTATGCGGGTTTCTGTGTCCTTACGCGTGGAAAGCAGCATAGAGGCTTGGTCTAAAGCTTCAGCATCGGTTTGTACCAATATGCCTGAACGATTGCCGCTATGTATAAAATAGGTGTCTATGCTTGGTTGATCGAATACGTTTTGAGCTGAACCACCGACACGTGTAACTGTCACGTCATTAACAATGAGCGTGTCATCATAAGCCGTTACGGCGTTCTGGAAGGCTATGCCTGTGCCATCATCGGCAAAATTGTAAATAGGCGACGCTAGGCTTGTGGTAAGGCTATCGCGATCAATAAAGGTTACTCGCCCTTCAGCATCTAAAAATAGCCCACCAAACTCGCTGTCCTCTACCGTTCTAAGGGCATTTATAGCCTGTCTAGACGTTCCCAGGTCTGCCTGAAGGGTAGATTGACCAGTATCAATATCTCGTAGCCCTGAAGGCCAATCTGTCGCGTTTAACAGTGCATTGACACGTGCCCCTGAAAGCTGTCCGGCAGGTGCTCCTGTTACGGTAGTTATCTGTGCGCCTGTTAGCAGCTTGAAAGCATCCACGCACTTTAAGGTCACACGAGATACTTCATCTGTGCCTATGCTAAAGCTAGTGTCATAATCGGTTATAAAGCCGCTAAACATGTAATAACGTGTGCCGTTATAGTCTGCGTAAACCTGTATTTTACGTAAAGGCTTCAAATCACCATAGTAAGGGCTGGCAGGGTTACTAGGGTTCCAATCACCGTTTTGATCATAAATAACCACGTTAGCTGTGCCAGCTTCAAACTTGCTTAAAATACGGTTACGACCACGCCTAATGGATACCTGAACAATACTGCTAGTAATATCTACAATGTTAACCGCTTGGTCTGTTAATTGACCAAAGTCTAAAGCTCCATAAATAGGATCATCCAAAATAAAGTTATTGGTAATAAACGGCACGCCGTTACTAAAGTCGACAATCGCGCCAATAACCGGTGCTGCTGGCATTACAAAGCCACCGCGTTAAGCGTAATTGACTGGCCTCGCTTTTGAATTTCGTATAAACCTTCAGCGATAACGTTTACTAGGTCTTGGTCGCTCATCACGTTACCCGCCACGTTTACGGTGATATTGGCTGGCTGGAAACCGCCTGCGCCAAAAGTGCCAATCGTTGAAAATATATCGGCTATGCGCTGTCTAGCGGCTGTTTCATTAGGTGTATCTCCAGCCTGTCCAGATTGAATAACGCCACTATTGGCCAGAATAGTTGCGCCGCCTACGTTAAACGTTTCAAATGGATTTACCACTTGACCGTTAGGCATAACGATATTTACACCACTTGTGTCAATAGGATTAGCACCTACGGCTGAACCTGCGCCGCCACCGCCGCCACCATTACCACCACCGGCAGCACCGCCGCCCTGTGCACCGGCAGCTGAACCGCCTTGACCAAAGCCAGTAATAGCTTTCTTGATAGCATCAATCTTGCCCAGTAAACGATCTAAGATGCTATCCCAATCCTCAAAAGGATTTTTAGCCTTAGGTATTGTGGCAATTCCTGTGTTAAGCAAAAATAACTTAGTTTGTGCGTTAATAATCTTAGCGATTACTTCCGTGGCTGTATCGCCTGTTTTTAAGGTAATGCCTAGATTTTCCAATGCTGGCTTTTGCAGCATTAATACGGCTTGTGTCAGCTTATCTGCTGCCTCAGCGTTTTCGCTGTAAATAGCAAGCAACGCAGTTAGGCGTAAACGATTTTCCTCAGTTACGCGGTTCTGTAAAGCCGCAACAATTTGTATTGCCTCTAAATCAAATACTGTTCCAGCACGCTTTAATTGCTGTTGTTCACGCTCACGCTTGGCTTGCTCAGCTGCTCTTTTGGCAGCCTCTTTCGCGGCCTTATTCTGCAAAGCCATCAATTCTTTTTGGCGTTTTAGGGCAGCTGCCTCAGCTTTTTTGCGTGCCTGTTCCTGAGCCATCGGATTGCCTGAACCCGGGAAAAATAGCGGTTTTCTCTTTTTGCCTAACTCGGTTATAGCAGTTAGTGGCGCAAATGGATCTGTGTTTCTAAATAAATCAAATACCGTTGTTACGTATGAACGTAACGAGCTAAAACCTCTAGTCAATGCTGCTATGCCGCGTGTTGTGTCAGCTACCTTGTCACCAAAGATTTCAAGCGCAGTAACGCCGCCACCAATGCCGCTATCACCTGCAAGTATCATAAAGGCATCTACTAAGCCTTCACCGATAGTTTCTTGCATATTGGCGAACGCGACATTGAGAACGCCTACCTTGCCAGCATAAGTTTCTAAGTACGCGGCGTTCTGGCCAGTAAATTGCTTAGTAAGTAAAGCCTGAATGTCTGCAAAACTTTTGGTCTGAAGCTCTGTGCGGCTAAGGCCGATATTGTATTTAGTTAAACCGCGTGTCTGGCCTACGTATGCTCTAGCTAAATCTTGTGATACAGATGCCACGTCTGCGCCTGTTGCGCGTGACATTTCCAAAGCTAGGTTTAGTAATTCTTGTGATTTAGTGACTGAGCCTGTTGTCATTAACAATGACTGCATAGCAGGGCGTAAGCTGTCATCTAGCACGCCACTTGCTTGCTCTAGGTCTGAAATAAACTTAGTTACACGTGTATCCTCAAAAGCTAAACCTAGATTGTTAAGAGTCTGTGTTAATCTAAACGCTGCCTTTTGGTCATCACTAAATGCCTTGACTGAAACCTTACCAAATTGGTAAATCTGCTGGACAGATAATGTTGCGACTAAGGTTTTACCGAGTGCTTTTAATTGACGATCTAAGCCGGTTGTGGCTTTCTGAGCTTGCTTAAACCCTTTATCCTTAAACTCTGAGGCTATATCAATGCGGATAACTGACATTAGGCAGCCTTTCTAGCCTGTGTGCGTTGTCTAAATAATTTTGATGCCTTGTCAATAGCCTTAAATGTTGCATCTAAAGCCTTGCCGTTATTCTGTGCATAAGCCGCATAAAGCAAGCGGCCACGGCCTCTGTCGAATTTGTCGTACTGTTTTAAGCCGCCAATATCGTTCATAGCGCCGACAAAGATACGGCCAGCATCCGGGTTATTTGAACTGCCAAATTTGGCGGTGTCACCTGTGCGCTTATTGCCTAATTGTTTGCGGCCATAAGGGTTTACACGGCCAGCGGTTTCAATAATCATACCGGCAGCTGACTTGTTAAATAATGAGTAAAGACCAGAAAAACCTTGACGGTTACGGCGTTGCCTTCCCATTGAGTATGTCAAGCCACGGCGAATTAGGCCGCTATTGTATGTTGGAAATCCTCTATCACGAGCTGTGCGTGAAACTGGCTCACGGCCTTTGTCGTTCCAATTATATAAATTACCGGGTGCGGATCCCGGCACTTTAGCCCTAGCATCCGTAATAACTTCTTTTAACGCTACTTTGATTTCAGCGTTCATTTCCTTATACAGGTCAGGGGCATACTTGCGTAACGCCTTTTTAAGGTCTGTTACTCCGTCTACCACGACTGGCACTCTTGCGCTCCTCTGCCTGTTTCTTTAGCACCGCGTATATTGCTTTTAACAAATCACGATCCATATTTATAAACTCGCTAGGCGCGATGCCCAGATTTACCGATAGCTCTGCTATATGGTAAGTCCAAGCATCACGCGTTAGCCATTTGGGTATTCGTCACCTAGAACCTCAACAGCCTTTAAGGTATCTAGGAACTTCTCACCGAAAGGATAAACCTCAGGTGCGCCTGCTCTACGCAAGCACTCCCACGCAAGCCAATAAATGTCCGATTGCTTTTGATCCTCTTGAAAGGCTTTATAAAAACCTTTCTTGGCGTGCATCTCGAACGCGTACTCAATCGCCGGAGTAATGTCGTGAACACTCTCTGTGCCATCTGCCCTAGTAACTTTAAGTCTTGCCATTTTTTGCCCCTTTATTTAATTAGAACGAGCCGGTTGTGGCTACTGTTACTGCTGAGTTTACTGTGAAAGTAATATCCATTGTGGCCATGTCACCTGTCGCACCATTGATAGGTGTTAGGTTATTAACCAAAATGTCAAAGGTGTATAGAGGGTTAGCAGCCCCTACTGAAGCTACTTTATCCTGTACCATTTTTACAGCCGCGACTGTTCCAAACGCTGCCTGCAATGTAGGTAGAACGTTAGCTGATGCGGTGTCATTTAGGAAAGAAACTGTGAGTGTTGCAGACTCCAAGCCTTTTACAAACTTGTGAGCTGTATCACCCATAGCGGTTACTTCAAGCTCATCATAAGCCTGATTAAGGGTAATGCTTGTTACGTGGTCGCTAAGATCGACAGTTGCAATCTTTAGTCCGACCTTGTTATTTAAGAAAATAGCCATTAACTATTCCTCGTCTTTCTTAGCGGTTGGTTTAGGTGCGCTTGGAGCTGTCTGACCAATCTTGATCAAGAAAGCCTCGCGCTCTTTGTCGTTATCAGCCATTTTTAGCTCCAATCGGATAGTACGCTGATTGATACTTCACCAGATAGCAGATCTCCTGCTGTTCCGGTCAAGACTGCCGGTGCACTAAATGTGCCTATTGAATAAGCGATGCTGGATGCCTCTAGCTTATTTACAATGTTTAGGTAGTAATCCTCAATGTTGATTAGGTTGCCCTGATTATCAAACATAGGTGCTAATACTACCAACTTAAAGTTTACTTTTGGTTTAACTGTTTTGTAGTGATCATTAGACGGCTCAATGTATGGATCACCGGGCTGCACTACGATTGAGTTAGCAAGGGGAGTGGCAGGTGGGAAGGAAAACACCTGCCACGCCGCATTATCAGCTAGCGCAGTCGCGATTGTTCCTCGTAGAGTAGAGATTGCTGACATTACCCGACTTGACCGCCCGGTGCTAGGTGATCCGCAAGCAACCCACGCACGCGAGCCATAAGGGTATTACCCATCCGGTATGGCGAAGGTTGAAAGTCAGGTGAAATGCCGCCCGCGTTTGAAGCTTGGCGAGCTTGCCATATATCTACTGCAATCATAAGTGTTGCCTGATTAACCTCAGGCAGGGTGGCGTAATCAATAGCGGTTGCGCCATAAACTCGACCCCACGGCGCGATTGTGTGATAAGGCAGCGTGGTAATTTGATTTTTGACAAACTCTAACCAGCCGCCGTTCATAGCGATAATGGTCTGTGTGCCGTTAAAATGTTGGCGCACGTTCTCAACAGTAATAGTATCGCCGACTACAAATTGTTCAGCGTTTTCATAAATATAAATGCGGCCTTTTGTGCCGGTAGCCTCAATCGCATAAACAGATTGGGTATTAAACCATAATTTGCCCTTAACAATATTTTCAGCGGCTTGACATACGCTTTCTACTGTTGCATCGTTATAGAGGCTGCCAATTCCAAGCGCAGCGCGAAGCTGAGCGACTGTAACGTATGTGGCTGGCATATCTTTCCTCTCTTTATGTTAGCCCCGGCGCAAGGGCTGTGCGCCGGGGTAACTTTAACGATCTATTTAGTTAGATCAGGACTTGTTGAACCAGTTAGCACCGGCTCCGACTTTGGTAGCAAGTGCGCCAAAGCCGTAGTAAAGCAAGTCGATTGTTCCATCGCTGTTTACGTTGGTACGTAGCTGGAAGCGTGGCGATTCATACCATGTGTAAGCATCTGGATTAACAACAACCATTGAGTAATCAGCTGTGTTATCGCCACCTGCAC